TGTGAGATGCTGTGAAAAAATCAAAGAGTGCTGTGACAAACGCAATTACGGATTGTTTTCTTGTTTCCGCATCTAGTCCGATGTACCTGTAAATAATATCTCTCATATAACTTCTCCTCGCTTTATACTACGCAATTTGGATATTCCATTGTGCCATCCCCAATAGCGTGAAACCAACACCAACCATCTCTTGTAATTATTCCGACCTGTTGGAAATTATTGTTTATGGCTATCACCATATATACGTTGCCGTTCGGCTCGATGAAAACCACGTTTCTTCCCCCGACAAGTGCCGTTCCGATTTCCATATATGTTTTGTCCGTATCCGTGAAGATGTGGTTTTCGCAACTTGCTTCACTTATGTTCCTTGTAAGGTTCACTCGGAGTGGTTCTACCGTTCCACCGCTTTGTGCATCTTCGATGCCTTGTTCCATATGGTTTAGCTTGGTAGCAGTGATAATGTCATCACACGCCCAAGTCTGTTTTTCATAAGCCATTAGCTTCTCCTTTCTTATGAGCAAGCAACTTTAGCTTGGCATACCTTTGCTTCACATACTCTTGCGGTATCACTCGTGTCGCACTCGATAAAATTTAATCTTGGCTCACCGTTGCAGATGTACGGACGCATCGTTACACAACTGCCGTTTGGTATGTCCAATCCACGCTTACCACACAGTTTAGGTTTAAGATTACTGCAATCTGCCATTTGTCTATCCTTTCTTATGCTGTCCGATGCCATCTGTTTACAACGATGTACGGCATCATATTAGAACTATCGCCTGTGTTACCGTGGTTATGCGCTCCACTACCACCAACAGAATCGTGCGTGTGCGAAGCATCAAAGTTGACTTGGTTGAGAGAGGTGCTTATTGAACCCGTTGCACCGTTTGTTTGTGAACCGCTACCTGTTGAACCAATGGATGATACGATTCCGCTTCTTGTGATTACCTCATTAGCACCGCCTGTACCGTGTTTTCTTATCGTGAAGTAACCTGTTAACGACTTATTGCCGTGTGTATGAGCAGGGATTTCTGATGCGGTAAGAGTATGATTACCTGTCGAGTGATGATGCGTTGTGCTACCGCCTGTACCGCCGATAGCGTAGCCTGTACCTGCGGAAACGTGGACTTGACCCGATGCTTCGAGTGACCAAGTACCACCCCACGCTGTGTTCGGGTCGAACGAGGCATCTGAAGTTTCGTAGTATGAGCCAACAGGATAGAACATATCTACCAATCCGCTCGGCACTAAAGAAATGGTTTGCACACCGTGAGTAGCTGAACTATGCCCTGTAGGAGCATAGTTGTAAACTTTCAAATCGTCCCCATCACGCTCTATCTTGCCAACTCCTTGGACAGTTACGTTATACAAACTCGTTGTGTTTTCGTCTAACTGCCTTGTAACACCGAATGCCATAAACAAGTCCGCATCATAGTCAACATCACTTACATACGGATACTCTTGACCGCCACCGCCCTCGCTTGCATCGTTCTGAATCCAATTCGTGCCGTTATAGGTGAAGCTGATGACCGCACCATCTTCCCAATTACCCTCTGACGCTCCGTTGCACATAATGGCAACTGCTGATGTACTGCCAACCTTGAGTGTAGGATTAGAAGCGGTGTTCTTATATGTAAACTGAACGTGGATTGTGACACCGCTTACAAGCACATCGAAGTCAGCCATAGTGACTACTTTCTGAACCGCATCGCTTGCAGTTGAACAAGTACCGAACAGATTACTTCCTATAGGCTTGACCCCATTTACTGTTGTTTTTTTGGTGATGTATGCCATCAGTTCTCTCCTTTGAGACTATCTGCGAAGCAACTTGCACAGGACGAAATTTCTACTCCGAGGAATCTGCTCATAGCAAGTGTGAATACTTCGTTAGCTTCATAAGCCATATGCAGAAGTTCAGCATCATCATCTGATGCTTGGTACGCTTCGAACAGGGTCATCATTCCGATGCCAAGGTGCTTGGCTTGACACCACATACTGCGGTCACCATTTGGGAACATCTCAAGAATCTTCCTCATCACATCTCTACGCATCTCCGCATAGGCATTGATGTCATCTCTGAACATCTGTGCCTTGTCGAGTTGTGCCTGTACAACTTCGTTGTCCTCGACATCCACAAGACCGTTGTTGAGTTCGGCTATCGTCTTCTCATACAGAGTCTTTGCGTGTATCTCTGCACATCCGAACTGCACATAACATCTGATGAGGTCTTCCGCTATGCCGGACTCACTATTTGGATTCTTTGCCATCTCTTATCTCCTTTAGCTGTCTGCGTACTTCTGCGACTCTTGCGAGTCTTCTGTCTGCTACTTTCTTCTGCTGATAATCATATGCGTCAGAAGCCACCTTCAATCGGCTTATAACTGTCTGATAATCGTGTGGATGCTCACGCAGATGCTCATCCATTTTGTTTAGTTTTTTTACATAGTCCATTTGTTTCTTTCCTTATATATGCAAGGGTGGGTGGGGCGAGAGGACTGCATCATTTAGATGACACCCCACCCAACTTTTATGTAGCAACTCGTTTCCGAGATTGTTACCTTAACGATTGCAGTGGCTGTACTTCAGATAAAGGAAAGCCGTTAAACTGAACGGAGCATCCGAGAAGACTTGCACCTTTTTAAATTCGGGTGTCAGAAGTTTATCTCGGTCTGCCGTCTTTCCTTCAGCAGATAACATACAAGCCACATCGAGGATGTCATAGAAATCCTCTTGGTCTTCGAGCCTGTTGTTTGGGTAAATTCCCTCGCCATTTATCCACGCACCGTCCTGTTGTTCGATGAGATATGGAGTTATGTCCACTCCGTGTATCACTACTCGCCAATTAGCCGATGAGGTGCTTATCTGTTGGATTCCATAATCCAAGCTTCCGCTGATACTTCCACCACCGAGCGAGTGCGTATGTGGGTTCGGTGTTATCGAGCCTACTGTCGCATCATCAAGCGTTGATGTACCGCTGATGACTTGGCTACCACTACTGCCACCGACAGAAAGTGATGTTTCTCCGATGCTCATACCGCCACCCGAAAGGTCAACACCTGCGACCGATGATTCATACGCACCGATAACGAACTTGAATGCGAACCGCTCATAGTACACAAGGTCGGGCGAAACAGATACATAGAACGTAGCAGGATGGTTAGCATCTCCATTGTGCGTGAACTCGACACCATATAAGTCTTCCATCCCATTTCTGCGTTGCTGAACGCCCCTACGAAGTTGCTTTGTATTATCGTAGGTTTTTTCAGCAAGCCTATTAAGGAATTGGTCGTATGTCATAATTGGCATTTTCGTTTACCCCTGTGTATTAGCTGTTTCACGCTCAATCTTGAGCCATTTCGTTAAAGTCAGTTCGCAGTATTCGTTACCGTATTCATCGATGTTGTAGGTGATGTGCGTGATGTAAAAATCGTCATTGTACGAAAGTATTTTCTTCCAATAATTACTGCAAGCATCCAAGTGCCATATCGAGTTATCATAGATAAACTTGACTTTATCCCCCGAAAGTAAATCTATCGGTAGATGCTCGGTGGTTATTTTGAGGTCATACGACCTTCTGCTTTGAATCAGCTTCTTGACCACAGCATCGTAAACGGTCTTGGCTGCTGTGATACGTTTCGTGTCTGTTATAGTTTTGGAATCCAACTCGAAAGGCGAAAGGTCATTGAACGAATAACTTCCTTCAATGAGTGTTCCGCTCTCAAGTGCTATAGATTCTTCGTCCAAGATGGCGAACTCAACTTCGTTATTAGGAGCGATGGTCGGGAACTGCGAAATGTACATCTTATAGTCACGCTCGTTGTTTACATTGCTGTGAAGTATGACTACAGGGAACTTGTCCTTCTGTAAGGTCTTGTCCATATACACTTCACGGAGTGTCAAAGAGGACATACCGCCATCCGACTTGTCCGAGTAAACAGTAGCCACATTGATTACATTCTCAAGGTCAGCTTCAACTGTCGGCTCTTGAATCAGACGGATGTTTGTCTTACCGCTCGGCTTGGTGCTGATAACGTAAGGCTTCTTGTCACCGAATGTGCCAATCTGCACTTTCTTCTCGTTCCAAAATCCGACTCGCCACCAAAGGTCTTCCGTCAATTCAACTGTCTCGGTCAGAGCCTCAAGCTTGTTCTGCTTGGAATATACATAATCGATGTATCTGTTCTGTGCTCCGTTCAGCCACTCAATCTGCCAACCGGGATAAGCAAAGTTTGTATCGTTGTAAACGTCGAGCAGTTTATCTGCTACTGTCGGGTCTTCGAGTGTTCCGTATTCGGGTTCGTATTTCTCCTCGACCTGTACCTCGATGGTCAGCTTCGTGCCTTTCGCAGTTGCGAGAGTGACCTTGTATGTACCTTCATCGCCAAGTGTTGCATCGGTACAGACTTCCTCTTCTTGCCCTTCGGGAACTTCGCATTTCTGTATCGTTACAGATGTGATGGCTACCTTATCGCCGTTCGTGTTGTTCCACGCATAGGCTCTTGAACGCTCAAGTATCTTGGCGTTTGTGAACGAGGATGCTTCACTCTTGCCGAGTGAGAATCCGTTAGCTGTGATAGTCTCGGCGTTGACTTCGCTCTTTTCAATGGAATCACCTTTGTAGACAATGTTGAGTTGCTTATTCGACATAGCGTGATTGACGCTTATCTGCCTGTATTGCCACTCGGTGATAACGTGACGAATATCGAGTTCGACAGTTTCGTTCGCTTTGTCTGCGGTGTAGTTCCAAATGATTCCCCAAAAGACCTTGCCGTCATCGAGATGAATCTTCACCTCTTCCCTACCACTTATGATGTTGAGCCAATCGGCAGGTAACACCATAGTGGTAGAAGGAGCGAGGTTAAGTTCGTGGTCAAACTGAAGCGTACCGAGGTACTTTCTGCCTCTTACTATTAAGTTTCCTTGTTTGAATATCTCAAAAAACATTAGATTGTGTGCCTATACATCTTCGCTGATGAATTGCCGAGTGCAGCGATTTCTTGGTCTGCTGTTATCGCATTATTTGGTGCTGTGCATCCCATAAAAACTACTCCGAGTTCGTTTGCACCAAGACCATTCGTACCTACTGTTATCCTCATCCAAGCAAGTTGCCTATTCGGTGTAAGAGCGGATTCGTGCCAAGTCCAAGGGGATTGAGAGAACACATCCCACAGATAATCCGAGATGCCGATTATCCTTTGTGCATCTGACTTGTTTATCCTCCAAAGGATGTCACCACTCGTTGCACCGCTTTTCAGCTTGTAGAGGTAATGTGACGGAGCAATCCATTCAAGCATCTCTCTTCTCCCACTCGTACATCCTGTAACGGTCATACTTGTATAAGCTATTCCTATGTTCTGACCACTTTTGGTGTAAGGGTTCAATGTTCCATCATCGGGAAGTCTCTCAACGTGACTTGTTTCAGTACCGCATCTTCTTGATATAGCTGCTTCTGATGTAGCAAGCGGAAGTATTCCGTATGCCAAAAGTGCAGGGTTCGCTATTTGGTCAAGAAGCTTGCACATATCCGTTTGCTTGTCGTTTATGCTTGCAATATTCTCCCACAGACCACATATCGCACAGATTATTGCCTTGAGTGTAGTCCACAGATTCGGTATGAACTGCTTCATAAACTTCTTCCAATCGCAAACCTCATAGAGGTCTACTTCAACCTCTTGATTGCCTACAAGACAATCATTGAGGTTGTTGAGGTCTGTGCAATCATCATTACCACTCGATGCTACAAGTCCTGTGTTGTTTTGGAGAGAAGCACACATAGAATCATCGAATCCGTTGCAAGCAAGTTGCGGTGCTTCCTGTCTTAATTCTTCGCAAGCCGAGCAATTAATTTCAGCCATTGCATTTCTCCTTTCTTATGCTGTTATGCTGTCAGCTTCAACGTACACACAAGATGCACCTTGACAGCAATCATTGAGATTTATTTTGATGCTGTTCCATTGCGGATACACCCACCATCCATAATCTGCACCGCAAGGTATTTCCCATACGCTTGGGTCAAGGAGTGTCGGCTCACAGCATTCATTAGCTTGGTAGTACACATCACCGTTCGGCTCAACTATCAAAGCACCGTCATATTCGCCTTTGATGACATTCGTATTACCATTTATCGTTATCCAAGGGTTCTTCATCTTGCCCTTGATGGTTACTTTTACATCCTGTGTCGGTATATCTGTATCCGAGTAGAAGCGTCCTGTGATTATCGGGTCATCGCATATGTCTTTGACACATAACCGCTGCCCAAGGTAATCGTTCTTGCTGAACTTCTCTGCGTGTAGGCAATCATAGACAAGTTGGAATGGTGTCTCGCATCCATAGAACGCTTGCAGTTCCTTTTGGTGGTAGCAGAGTGCCATATCTGCCGTTATCGTATCCACGCAACAGCAGAAGCATCTGTCTTGGTAGTCTTCCCAAAATCTGTTTTCGGCACACGCTTCGCAACAATCCGAACCGCTCGATGAAGCACAAGGATTGTATTCGCTGAACCCTTTGCACTCCATCATCGTACATACGTTGTACGGCAGTACGAATGTCTTCTGTTTGTCTGCCTTGTGCCATATACCTTCGGGCAAGGTGAACTCAATGTCATACTCGACCTTGAACGCTTCGTTTGTGGTTATCAGATGCTTGCTTCTTACACTTGCATATGCCCACATTACTTCGCCGTTCTTTATCGCCCACAGCTTGCCCGGTCTTCCTAACTCTTGGTCTATGAAGTTCAGATACCACGGTCTATCTTCACACGGAATCTTCCTCATATGAAACGTGAGGGTCATACTGACCGAACCGCTACTGACATACAGGAAGTCGTTCTTATACGGCATATAACTTCCGTGAGAGAAACTATAGCTTTGCGAGTCAGCTTCCTTGTATGTCACTTGCTCGTCCGTAGACGAAATCATATCGTAGCCATCAAAGACCAAGTTATTGAATTGTAAGTATCGTTTACTGTAGTACATTCTTATAACGCTCCTACAAATCTACCCATTCTCGCTCTTGCGAAGTTCGGGTTGTTGGTGTTGATGTTCTGTGTGATTCTCTGATTGTTGTTTACTGTATTGTTGACAACGCTCTGTCTGCCGATGCCTACAGATGTACCTGCCTTTGTCAGCAGAGATTCCATAGCACCTCGTACATCCATATTGTTGACCTTACGCATAAAGTCAACACCGAAGAAATCAACAGCTTGCTTCCTATGGACATACTCGCCTTGCTGAAGCATTGCAGGTACTGTGTCCACGCCACGAGGCTTGAAGACGCTACCGCCACCGCTTCTGTACAGAACTCCGTTACGAGAGAATTGACCGCCTGTGCTTCCATAGCTTGACTTTGCGTTGTTGGCTATTCGTTGCATTCCACCTGCTATTTTTCCTGCAGCTGCACCAAGACCCGAAATGACAGTATTGACCGCAACGTGGAGTGTGACCGTCTTGTGATAATTTGTTGGGATGCTATTGATGGCACTCTCAATCTTGCCTTTAGCACCCTTGATTTGTCTTACAGACGAGTTCACGCTTGACTTGAATCCGCTTCCTACCTTTACCGTAGGATTGATTTCAATATCGGTATTGAGTTTTTCGAACATTGCCAATGCAGCTTCCACACTTGCTACCAATGCGATTATCTGACCGCTTAACTCGGTTGATTGCGCTTCATCAAATGCACTCTTGAGATTCTGAATAAGCGTCTTGATGTTGTCCGTTCCTGTGGTGTCTACCTCGACTTTACCAATGCCGTTCAACTTCTCCATAATCGCCTTGATTTGGTCAACCGCAGAACTGATGTTGGTCATATCAGACAGAAGTGTGCTTGTGTCGTTTCCACCGAAGTTCAGCGAGTTCATCATTTGCTGAAGACCTCTGCCGAGAACATCCATTTGCTGATTCAGCTTTTCAATCTGACCACTACGCTCAAGCTTTGCTATCCTACTTGCAAGTTCGGGCAGAATAGCAAGAACTCCATCCGAGCCGACCAATGCACCAAGTCCTGTCTTGAAGTCTTGCATTGCGGATGCCATATTGGAAACATTCTTCGCAGTTCCGTCAGAACCCATACCTTCGGGAAGGTCACCGAGCAGATTGCCTATCTTTTCAAGTCCAACCTTTATTTTTGGGATGACCGCTGTCAGACCACCAATGTTTACTCTGATTTGGCTTATCTCATTAAGCGTCTTGACCGAATCAAGCATCGCATCAAGTGAATCTTTCAGACCGCCAACGGTCTTGACAACATCACCGCTCAACTTCTTCAGCTTGCTTGTCTTTGCATCGCCTGTTACAGGATTGTTTCTTCCACCACCTGCTATCGGCTCTTGGAACATATCGATTATCTGATTGAATGTTGTAATAGCGTTATGTACTTTGTTCTTGACATCGCCTACATTCGATACAGACTCGATATTGTTGAGGTTTTGGATGCCTTGATTGAAATATTCCGTCAAGTCAGCAAAACTCTTGAATGCTTTCTTCAGAAGGTGCATATCCAATGCAGCTACTCCCGAAGCTATAGTTGTGAACGCTCCGATGATTGCTTCACCGATGAGAACGCCTACTCCTGTGCTGACGAACTTACCTGCCAATGCACTTAATCCGAGCATCGCACCGAAGTATGTTCCCATAGCACCGAGTGCCTTTGCACCCATATCCCAATCAACGGTGTTGAGGACATCCACGGTTTCCTTAAAGTCTTTGATGGCATTCTTGATAAGCTTCATTGAACCCCAAGCTACGAATGCCGAACCGCCTATCATCGTGGCAACCTGTGTCCATCCTGTGAAGATTTTGGATAAACCTGTTGAGAATTTGCCCATCTTACCCGATGATTTAGCTACGGTTTCTATGGTTTCTTCAGCTTTCTTGGGGTTATCGCCAACAGCTAATGAACCAAGCCATCCTGCAATGCCACCAAGTTTCTTGATGTTTTTAATGGTTTGAACGCCCTTAAAGCCTGTCGCTCCAATAGCACCTATAATGCCTCGTGAACCTTTTATAAGACCGCCAAAGATAGTGAGGAAGTTGCCAAGGATATTGCCTCTTACCATCCACCTACCTATCCACGAAAGGTCTGCACCGCCAAAAGCATTGCTGAAAGCTGTTATCGCTTTTGCTATTTCTTGTATGCCTTGACCAAAACCTTTTATGATGCTTCCCCAACGGATGCCCTTGAGAGCCTTGCCAAATTCAATGATTTCTTCGGGATGAGCCTTTATCCATCCTTGAATGGATTTGGTCATCTTATCGATGTTGCCAATAAGATAGTCATCGAACAAAGCGTTCAGCGTAGTGAATTTGCCACCGCTTGCCGTATTTACAAGTTCATCCATCGAAGTGAGGATGCCATATACCATACGAGAAGATGCGGTGCTAATTCTTGAGAAGAATGCTTCCCAAGTATTAGCAGACTCCTGTGCGAGTTTTACAAGCGAACCTTCGCCTGTACCGACTTTCTCAAGTGCATTAAGGAAGTCTTCGGTTGCAATGTTACCTGCATAAAGTTCTTGTCTGAACTCTCCGAGTTCATCCTTGCCATATCCAAGTTGAAGACCAATCTCGTTTATGGCTTTACCCATCGAAGCACCGAGTGACATCCACTCTCTTGAGTTAAGGTCTTTGCCGTTCAAGAGGTCTTGCATCTGAAGCATACCTTGGTATCTCTGATTCTCGGTTGACATTGATGCAAGGAACGCATTGTTGGTAGCGATAGCAAGCTTTGTGCCTCGCTCCATATCGCCAAGCGAAAGTGTGTATCTCTGTGCAAGCGAAACCGCATCGTCAAGTGCTATCGGCAGACCTTGTACAGATTCGTCCAATTCCTTACGGCTTTGTTCTGCTGTGTAATTCGCAGTTTCATACTCTGCCATAAGTCTTGTATACTTACGCATTGTATCTGCACGACCGAATCCACTCTCAAGACCTTCTGTGAACTTGCTGATAGCCTTATAACCTGCCCCCATTACCATTCCGCTTGTAAATCTCGCAAATGGTGTGGTCAGCCTTGTCAAAGCATTACCTGCAGATTGCATTGCTGAACCCCAATGGGCAACCACAGAGGAAATCTTGCTGAACATCTGCCCCCAAGACATATTTGAAAATTGTTTCAAGGCATATTGCAGTTCATTTACCCTTTGACGGCAATCCTTCATTTTTGAATTTGTTTCTTCAATATACCCTTGAAGGATGTGCCAAGCAGTACCGCCCTTTGATACTTGTGCTTGTTGCTCTTGGAACTCTGTTAACGCACCTTTAAGTGCAAGCAATTCTTTCTTTGTATTTGCAAGGTCAGCTTGTATTTCGATTTTGTTCTTTTTGCCACGAAAACCATTGAGCATTTGGTCTAATGCTCTCATATCGGACATTACGCCCTCATATCCTTTGAGTTGCAGTTCAACTGCTACTAATTCCGAACTCATTTATTCTTCGCTTTCGTTGGTGTTAACAAACCTCACAGTATATCTGTTCGGTTTTTCGATTTTTGCTCTTGCTTCTGTGGAGAGGTTCTTCCAATCTTGATAGTTCCTTTCGGATTCTTCGTTTGCGTATTCACCGAATGCGACTATCAGTTCGGCAACTCCCCACTTGTCCAATACATCATTGGGGCGTTGATGCAATACTTTGGCTACATAATGAGCCATCGATGTATATACGTTGAATTTCGCAAGGTAGCTTTTTACTTCCTCACGAACATCTTTTTCTTTCTCTACAGATTGTCGAGCGATAGTTCTGTAAAAAAATTGGATTCATTCTCCAATGCAGGATTATTCATCACAATCTGTATCGCTACATTTACTGTCTGCATAGGAAGCATCCATTCTGCCTCTTCGGGATGGATTCGGAGTACGGATGCAACGAGGTCATATGCAGAGTCTTTCATCTCGGTGAAGTTGTCTACGATGACACCCTTCAGTTCGTCATAGGACAGAGCCTTTACTTCTCCGTTCTCTGTGACCTTGTTAAGGAACGACTCGATAACAGCACCTGCGGTAACCGCATCAGACATCTTCCTCGGTGTCAGATAAACGCCCTTGTAGACCCTTCTGACGATGATGTAGCCACCTTCTTCTTTGACCACCTCATCCCCTACTGCATCGATTCTCTTTTTGAAGAAATCAGTATTCGGGAATGCAAAAAGCACCTCATAGTCAGCAGGTTTGATTTCGGTCTTGTTCGGATTACCATTAATGTTCACCGTACCATCTACCATACCGATATAAGGTGTATCGTCAGTTGAGGCTTTCACCTTTGCATCATTGATTGCTTCAAACTGCTCCATTGTTATCATACTGTCCATATTTGTCCTCTCTTTCAGCTTTAGGCAAGGGCAAGGTTCTTCACCTCGCCCTTACCGTTGCATTGCCTTGCATATATTCGATTAGTCGATAATCTTGTACGCTCTGCCGTATCTACCATTAGCATCGGGTTGGATACTGATGGTGAATGCGAACTCTCCTTCGTCCTCGCTGATAGCATCCGGGAATGAAGTGATGAGTACGTTGTCGAATACGAATCTGTACTTCTGACCATCGGTGTATGTTCTTGTATAAGACATTCTTGTTCTTACCTCGTTGATGTCATCAGCCGAGATGATGAACTCCTCAACATCTACAAGCTTCGGATAAGAGATGAGAATCTTCTTGCCTACATACATCTCGTTTACGATTACGGATGTAGTTCCGTCACCGTTGTCAACGAGCAGATAGTGACCACCGTCAAGGTCTACAAGCATCGGGATTGACAGCTTGTCGAGTTGGTCAGTTGAGCAACCCTCTGCCATCATTGCGGAGAAGAATCCGCACTCATTCTGATTCATATCAGAGATGAGAACTGAACCGTAGCCGTCAGCAGCCTTTACTGTTCTTTCCTCGGTAACAATATCGAATCCCTCGGTAGCAGAACCCTTCTTATACAGAGGATTCATTCTCCAATAGTTGGATGTAATCTTGTTACCTGTAACGGTCTTCTCGAAAGTTGGTCTTGAAGATGTGTCATAGCCGTTGCTGAAGCAAGTGGACTCTGCTACATCTAAATCCCAAGAACCATCGATGCTTGTCAGACAAGCTACCTTAACGTGAGTTGAGGTTTGGAAGTCCTCAATATCATCAAAGATGGCGATTGAGGAAAGACCTGTCTGACCGTTGCCTGTAAGAGTGATTCCGATATAAGCGGAAGCGTCTGATGGAGTCCATCCTTCGCCAACCGTTACAGGAGTCTTTGTAAGGTCAACAACTACAGGCTTGAAGCCGTTAACTGCTCTGCCCGGTGTTACTGTGTAAGACCAAGCGTTAGTTCCTTCCTTTGTGTCGGAAAGTGTTACAGTTGCGGATGTGACATCCTCTGTAACGTAGAATGTGATAACACCTGCGGAGAAGTCCTGTCCTGCTGATGCTGTTCTGTAAACGGTCTTTGCACCGCCGTTGTACAGAACACCGCTGTTTACGCAGTTCGGGTTAAGACACTCGAACATATTCTGCGGAGTTACATATTGGTCATAGGAAGGATTCTCTGCCTCTGTTGAAACGTACTTCTTTGCGTTGATTCTGTTGCAATCGGGAAGATTATGCTGAACATCGAAATCAGCTTCGACTTTCTTGTCAAGCTTCTCTCCACCGACCATCTTCATAAATGCGTCATTCTTGCACTTCATAATTCTTTAACCCTTTCTGTTCCTTAAAACTCTCTCGGCAAGCCTTTTAGCCTTTGCTCTGTTCGGCATTTTGTTGATAGCCATAAGCTGTTTTGTGACGAACTCATCAGCCTCGCTTGCCTTGTTCTCTTCTACCGACTCAACCACGGCGTCTTCTACCTTGATTTCCTCGATAGGCTCTTCTTTCTTTTTAGCTTTTGCCATAAGATTTCTCCTATCTAAACCTGTCTGCTGTCTGCTTTGCAACGTGATAAGGCTTATGCGCTCTTACGGATGCCCTGTTGATACCTAAACCGTGAAGATACAAAGACCTACTGTTTTTTGGATAAATAATCGCACCGCCTTGCCCATTACCTTCATCAAGCCAAAATAGGTGCTTGTTGCGACCACCTACAAGAATGTAATCGGGTCTTCGTTCCAAGATGCTGATAGAGCCAACCGCTTCACCTGTTCTACTGTATCTGTTGTATTTGCCTACAACAGATTTGAATGTAGACTCAACACGCTCTGCGAGGTCGGTCATCTGCACTTCGATAGCACCTTTGACTAACATTTCAACTGACATAGCCTATTCCTCGACTTTCGTGAATACCTCTCTTGAATGTCCATTGATGTCGGGTGCTTGATTGTAGGACAGAAGGAACTGTCCATCACGCTCCGAGACTTCCTCTTCCTTGCCTACGAAGAAGGTCTTGGTTGCACCGCTCGGCAGTATGTACATCCTCGAACCAACGAATCCGTACTCGCTACCGCTTTTCTTGCAGTTGCAACCGCCACCGCTTTTCTTCTCTATAAGTCCGTTGAACTTTATCTTCATACAACCACCGCCCATAAATCGTGTCTTCTTCTACACAGAGAAATGAGAGCAAGCTGTCTGAAATACTGTACCGTCAGAATAGTAAGGAAATGTTCCTGTATTCTTCCTGTCAACTTTGTGTAGTCAATCTCGTGAACTTCCGAGTATTTGTTCTCGCAATCTTGGCAAGCCTCACAATCGCATTGGTTCTTCTGAATAATCCATTGCAGAGCCTCGCACATAAGTGGTAGCAGACATTCGGGAATTTCTTCGTAACCTGCCACATACTCGACCATCAACTTGAACTTGCTCTTGCATCCGCATTGCGGTGAGCAATCACAGCTTGGCAGAGGAAGTTCCAAACGGAACTTCTCATCTGCCTCACTGTATACATACGAGGTCACATCTGTGGCGGTTTCCTCGATTCCATTCTGCTCAATCAAGGTAAAGGTGAATGAGTCTGTATCGAATGGTGCGTAGAAAGGGTCAAACTCGAACACATCGCAATCGCAAATGCAATCGGGTACATCGATTACTTCCTTTCTCTCGCCTTGCAGAAAAGTGTCGCAAGGCTTCTCTGCCCAACAAGTGTAGGTGCTGATAAGATGAATGAGTTCATCCACCGCCCTTGCATCGAATTTAGGCACTTTGCCCTCATCGATAGTCTCATCCACAAGGCAATCACAGTATTCTGTTAATTGCTCATATACCGTCATTGTTTACCTCTTTCTGATTAAACCGCAGGAACGAGTGTAGTTGGGTTAATGAGTGCTGCGAGGTCAGCAATCTGTGTGCAAGCGCTTGACACAGGTACACCGCTGATAACCATAAGTCTGTTTGCATTGTTATTTGCGACAGTGCCGAAGTTATAGAGGTAAGTACACATCTGACCGCAACCATTCTCCTTTGTCTCCTCGGTGAAGTCATTTCTGATTTCCATCTCGTCACCGATGTTGTATGCGAGGAACGCACCAACAGCAGAGCCATCGAGAAGCCAAATATCACCTGTCATATTCTCCATATCTACAGGAACAAGCTTGTCATCGATGAATCCGATGCCGTGGAAGCGGAGTCTTCCGTTTACCTTGCTCCAACCTACAGGGTAGTTGCCTCTCTCATCAGCAACTACAACTGCCTCAAGGCTTCTGTAGATGAGTGGGTTTGTAGCGAATACCCATCCGTCACCACCGAGTACATCAAGTCTGCATCCGATTGAATCGAAAGCACCGAGGATGTTAGCACCGCTGATTGAGATAACAGCGTCATTCTGAAGAACCTCGTAGAGTCCGTGGAATGGCTTTGTGATGTTGTCGGATGTTGCTCTTGTTCCGAGAATCATTGTGTGCAGAGTGTAGAATCCCATCCACAGATGTCTGATTCTGTTCTCTACATCGTTGATTGTCTCACCCTCACGAGCGAATCCCTCAAGTCTTGACTTCTGATTGACACGAAGTCTGTCAAGCACCATAAAGTCGAAAATCTTATCGCAATCCTTCAGACAAACGAAGTCGAGAGGAACTTTACCTGCACACTTTGCAAAGTCCGGGAGTGTCCAACAGCAATCCGCACCTGCGTTCTGTGGCTCAAGAGTCCAAACAGTTCCCGGTACATCCATTTCCCACTCAACGCCCTCTTCAGAACTTCTGTGGAACTTCTGTGGGTCTGTGCTTCTTCTTCTCATCATTCTTGCGAATGAAGTTCCCATCAGCCAAGTAGCGAGTTCAGAGTATCTCTGAAGTTCATTGCGAAGCGAGAAGTCCTCAAGACTCTCACAATCGCTGATAATGTCTACAAAATTCGAGGACAGCTTTTCAGCAGAAACAGCGTCATTGTCAAGTCTCTTGAGCATTGTGCTGTCCATTTCGTTAATGTTCATATATGGCATTACAGTTCTCCTATTCCGTCACCATTGTAGTAAGCACTATGGTTGACTTTCTCTTTCTTCTTTGTGTCTTCTTTCTTCTCTTCATTCGGAAGAAGTGCTACGGAGAGTCCTTTTACGTTCTCGATAAAGGCTTCCTTCTTGCTCTTCTCGTTCTGAAGCTTGTTTGACAGTTTTCTGTTGGACTTCTTGAGTGCAACATTCTGTTCTGTCAGTTCGTTTACTGTATTTGTAAGCGTTTCAATCTGTCTCTGAAGTGATGCAAGAGTCTCTGTGAGTGGGTCATCTTCATCGCTCTCGTCTTCATCGTCATCGGATTCCTCATCCTCGACTTCCTCGACTTCAGCTTCCTCGACTTCTTCCTCTGCCTCTTCAGCCTCTTCGGATTCTTCTTCAGACGCTTCACTATCTTCTTCGGTTTCTGCCTCTTCAGCAGTTTCTTCTGCGGAATCTTCCTCTGTAGGCGGTATCTCTGTCTCGGTTTCAGCATCGAGTACGATTTCTGTCTCGATTGCTTCTGTCTCAACATCGACTTCGAGTTCTGTAGGCTCTTCAGCTACATCTTCTGTACCGACCATACCGAGTTCGATTTCCTCGATGTTAGTCTTTTCGTTTGGCATTTCTGTCTCCTTTTTCAGTTCCAAGCCACTACTGTTTACGTTTCCACATTCACCTACGAGTCCATAGGCGAAGATGTATATCTCATCAAAGACAGGGAGATAATATCCAAGAGTTTCGGACAGTTTCTCTGTGTCTTCTTCGTTCTCGTGAACCCAAAACTCTGCGGAAATGCCAATGTCATAAGGCTGACGCTTCAGTTCCTTCACGAACATCGAATCCTCGTCAAGGTGAAGTGTCACATCAAGTGCGTGTCGGTCATTCTCAACCTCTACGAGCGAGAGGTCATCTTTAGTCCAAGAGCCGAGTATGAACGGCATCGTGGCAAAGTCCATATGACCGAGGTTTACTGTTCCAACGAAGTCTGATGTGAGGTTCAGCACTTCTGTCTGCTGATAATGCTCACCATCAAACTCCCAACCTCTGACATATTGGTTCTGACCATTAAGGAACTTCTGTAGTGTTCCCTTCTTAATGACAAATCCGTTGTCGATATATCCCTCGTCAATCAGCCTTGCCTTGTTGTCAGCAAGCTTGATTGCATCAGCGGATAGTGACATTACCTTCTTGTCTTCATCGTGATATGACAGACCGATGATGGAGTCCATTTTCCTTTTGACTTTCTTGCGGTTTCTTGTCCGCTCATCTCGCTTTTCAATCAAATCGTTACTCATTGTCCATCACCTCTACTACGGCATAGCTGATTTTCTTTACCTTGCCACCGCACGAACGGCAGTATTCGATGTCATAAGGCACATCATTGGCTTTCAGAACTTCCTCAAGGTGAGCGTTGTATCTCACTTTCCTCTTGTAAGTCCTAAAGAAATTCAGCATAGCCTCATCGTCTGTCTCATAGACCTTATCGGGAGCAAGGCGAATGTAGTTGTTGTAGGTCACAATCGCCTTGCCGTTGATAACTTTGGTCTTGGCTACGTTATTGATGGTGACTTGTACATCTTCTGCTTTGTTAAGCCTGTACTGTGTCATCCTTCTTCTTACCTTTCTTTTTAGCCTTTTTAGGCTCTTCTTTTGGCTCTTCCTTTACCTCTTTCGGCTGAATCTCTTCGAAATTGCCCTTGAGGTAGTCGAGCCTTTCTTTCTGTGTCTTAAAGTGCATTACTTCCATAGGTGTTACCTCTTTGGTTGACAGCTTCATTCTCACGCCGTTGTCAGACAAATTGCTGAAACATCCACAGACAGAGGCTCGCTTACACTTGTAGAATTTGTCAGATTATATAAGAAGCCGTTTACTCTAATCATTGTAACAAGCTTACGAGTTTCAACATCTATGCTCTCAAGGTTCTCTATAGTAGGGTTATCTTGACCAACCGTACCACCTCTCGTAACAGAGAGTAGTGCAATGCTCGATACTTTTCCATTTGCGTCCGTAAACTCGGCTTTGTATCCTATAATTGGCTTGTCACCAATCAAGTCATACAGTGTAGTTCCACTTGCAAGAGCCATACCCCCATCAAAACGTGTCCATCCGCTCGGTGCTCCAGCGGCATATCCACTTTGAGCCGTACCGAGTTTGATGATTTCCGTGGCAAGACCCCCACCTGCATCGGCAATTCCTTGCTCGATATGGTTCAGAGCGTCAGCAGTTACAACCTCGCCACACACCCATTCTTTAGGTTCGTATGCCATAGCATTTTCCCTTTCTTAATTACTCTTCGCAACCGTAAGCGTCAGCCTTTGTTGCGTCTTCCTTTGTCTCTGTAACTACGATGTTGTCAACTGCGTGGAATGGTACGAGTGTTACATTGTTCTCGCTCTTGATGTGCATAATTCCGAATCCCTCGAAATCACGGAGTGCATCAGATGCGATTGGTGCAGTTGCAGTATCAGCTGCGTTGATTGTTGCTCCACCAAGAGTCTTAACTACGATGCTCTTGAGTGCTTTCTTGTAAGTTGTAGCCATTTGTTTTCTTTCCTTTCTTATATAAGTTGAAAATTGATACCTAACATCCAAGAGCCGACTCGCAGACTTTTCCTCTGCCCACGATTATCGTGTTCGGCTCACAATATGCGTCTTCTCTCTCAAACTCCTCAACGGTATTGGTGACTTCCACCCTATCGACCGCCTTGAACGGTATATAGTCCTTTGGGTCATTGAAGATATGCATCACATCGCCTCGAAGGAACTCCTCAAGGGCATTGGATGCGATTGGTTGCTTTTCTACATCGGTAGCGGTGAACTCATCGCCACCTCTTGTGTAGACCTTAATGGTCTTCAAGCCTTTTGTGTAACTCGCCATCAGTTCATCTCCTTTTTAGATTGGCATTGAGTCGGCGGTCATCTCATTTCCGTGTTCTGTTATCAGCGGAAGGATTTTCGCCATCGACTCGTGGTCTAATGTTTTAGTGAAATCCGAGATGAACTCGGCATCACTTATTGTTGTTACTTTTTCGAGAACGAGGTCACCTTTTTCACCCTTTATGGTGTTGCCCTCTGCGTCCTTCTTCTCTTCTCTTGCTATGACATACACAGGAATCGACTTCACGAAAACGTGACCGCTACTCTGCTCTTTGATGCATCTGTATCCTGTCGGCTCGTGTCCGCTGACAACGTGCATCTTCTTGCCCTTCACCATATATCTGTTGGCGAAGAAGTAGTCGGGATTCACAGCGTGTACCGTCTTGCCTGTGCTTGCGATACTTCCGTCTGCGTTCCTCATCTGCATTCCTGTGCCGTGTGGCTCTTCTGCATTGAGTGAATTGAGTACGGAAGCGTCCTCGAAGGTTACGAATACCTGTCCGTCCTTTTCTGCCATTGGCTTGATTTTGTCAGCCTTCTCATACAAACTTCTCATCCTGTCTCTTTTGCTTGCCATAGTTTCTGTCCTCTCTTTCTATGTCCTTGCTTTATATCTTCAGCGGACTCTCGTCACGCTTTCCTATCTTCAGTTCCTCAAGCTGATTGACCTCGTTGTGCAGGTTCGCTGACAGCATATCTGCCAAGTCGCTGAACAACTGCATAGCCTTCGGCTGAATCTTCTCGACTTCGTTCTCGCCACTTCCTTCGGTGTATCTCATAGCGTTCAGCAGAGACATCATATTGACAACCTTCGTTCTCATCGTGTTCTCGTCTTCTTGCTGTGCCATCTCGTAGATGTTGAAGTAGACTTTCTCAACACCGATGTGCTGTGCAAGGAAGGAACTGAACTGCTGTGCGTATCTCTCACGGAGCGGAACAATAGAGTTCGTCATAGCGAGGTCGATGATGGAAGTCATCGATACGTTTCCGCTGACATTACCAAGTTCCAACAGAGATGGTGACATTCCGAAGTCCTGTGCCAACAGCAGAGTGTCGTTCTTAATCCAAGTGAAGAACTCGGTTGCCTTTGTGACACGCTCAAGATGCTCGATTTTGTCATCGAATGCGTTTGACAGAACGATTACGCTGTCAGACGAAGAGCCTTGCAGTTGCTTTGCGACTCTCTTTGCTTCGTTCAGAATGTTCTGTTGGTCTTTCTTCTCTTGCTTGAGTGCTTCAGAGATGACCGCAGTTGTGCTGATGTCATTTGCATCGCCACTTCTGAATCCGTCTTTCGGTCGGATGATGATACGCCCCGGTCCATCGTAGCGAATATCATAGTTCAGACGCTCATAGACGGCAGTTAAGAGGTCAAGCCTTGCCTCATCCCTTAAGAGCGGAGAATGTCCGTAAGGAAGCGAGGTGTCATTCCTCATAACCATAAATTCTCTCGTATCGAGCAGAATCAGACCTTTTTCGTCTATGTCTCTGATGAAATCTGCGTAATCCTCGTACTTCTCAAAGTCGAATTTGACAGGTGGTACTCGCTTGCCGTCCTTGCTTATGAGGAAGCCGACAACTGTCTTTATGCCGTTCTTCATCAGCGTGAGGATACGGTATGTTCCCCACTTGTACTGATAGACATCGCCGTTCAGCCATCTCATACCGCAAGCACCGTGGGTGATTGCCATTCCGATGGTATCCCTTAAAACGTGAAGGTTCGTTGTTCCCTCAAGGTTCTTCTTATAAAGGAAAGCATCGAGTTTCTTGTCATCGATGATAGAGCCTGTCGTTACTCCGTTACTGAATATGTAGTTCAGAGTCTGCGTCAGTACATAGTCAGCACCGGGAAGCTTACGCATATACTCATCGACCTTCTCAAGTCCATAGTCACGTTTCTTCTTCGGTACTGCTACATCACAGACTTGATTGCACTTCGCCCAATTCTCGACTATCTCATCAAGAACTCTGCGGTCTTCATCATTCAGATTTTCTAAATCAAGATATTTGATTTCTGCCATTTCTTATCCTTATATGATTGGCTCTGATGAACCACCGAAGAACATAATGAGTGCGTGTAGTGAAAGAAGCACCGCATCGAATCCATCGGGTGATTTGCCTATTATCGCCTTTATCTCTGCTTTCGGTCTTATCTGTATCTTTCCGCTTGCCTTACGCTCCGAGGTTATATAAGGTAGGACTTCGCCTATCTCATCCATAACATCCTTTGTCACTTCCAATACTCCGTTCTCACAGAGGTCTTGGAAGTCAAGGTGCATCTCGGCTCTCACATTGGTCGCATTGGTAGCGGAGTAGTTCTTGGCTTTGGCTCTCTCTCTTGTAGGCTGACTTGCGAAGTTGATTCCGAGCACAGGCAGATGCTTGTCCTCAAGACCCATAGTCAGCCAAACACCCCAACCAACGTCCACGCAGATTAACGAGGCATTGTACTCCCTTGCTATCCTCGTGATTTGATTGATAATGTCTTTAGGAGTCTTACCATCAATCCAATTCTTCTTTTGTATAGTGATAATCTTCTCTGTCCACAGATGACCGCCACCTAAACCTGTGATAGCCACCTTGATGTCATCCTTACCTTTATAAGCTGCGTCCACACCGAGAAAATACTGTGTGTCATCTCCATCGTAAGGAATATCTCTCACTACACTCGGTGGTGTGAACATTCCTGTTCCATCATCATCGAGTACACAGAGAAGGTATCGTCTTAATGTTGAACGGTGCTTGGCGAACGTGCCGTAGAAGACCTTATCTCTTGTGAGTCTCTCTTCCTCGACAGCCGTCAGAGCATCCATCCATATGATGATTTCTCTCTTGCCTATCTCCGAGTCATCCTTCGTGAGTTCCGAATAGAAGAACCCCGGTTGGTGAGGGTTGGAAATCATCGCTCGTATGTAGTTCCGACCATCTACTCTCGCAAACTCGGCACGACCAAGTTCAGCAAAGGATTGTTCGCTGATTAAGGCAGCCTCGTCTATGAGGTAGTTTCCCGGTTTACCTACGACCTTGTTCTGCGAGATGTTCTCATCGTAGGTATCACCCGTGGTGATAGGTTCGATGAAACCGCCATTCGCAAATGCTATCTTCTGCTTGCTGACAGAAGTCGTAAGTCTTTCAAGCTGACTCTTCTTATTAAGAAGTGCGTTCTGTACTTCGGGTGCGATGCTCTGTATGGATTGAGCAACGTGACCCATAATCATCTTCGTGCCGTCCTGTGTGGCAGCTACTACATATGTAGGGTCGGCTCTATAAGCCATAATGTTGCCGATACGACCGAACAGCCACGACTTACCATAGCTACTTGGGGTCACGACCGTTATGCGGTCATAATCACCCGACAGAACCGCTCCTGCGATGACACTCTGTGTGAAGTACAGAGAATCGCCATAGTATTTCGCTATTTCCACGAAGCCTATCTTCGCAAGCCTCAATGCTTCCTTGTCGGAGCAAGTCAGACGCTTGTAGTGCTTCGGTATCTTGCCTCTGCCTACCCAATCCTTGCAATCGAAGTGTTGGGAAGCAAAGAGCATTTCAAGTTCTTTATTCGCCATCTCCGAATTGCTCCACTAAATCCTTGAGAGCCTTTTCCTTCTCTTCGAGTGACAGTTCGACAACTGCACCCTCGAAAGCAACGGCACTCTTTGTGGAGAACTCGTCTGCTGCCTTTCTCTCCAAATACCATTGTGCGACCTTTGTCTTTCCTGCCTTGATAGCTTCGGAGACATTCAGCTTGGCATCCGTTCTTACCGCAACCTCAAGAAAAGCCTGTAACTCCGCAATTTCGGGATTGTCCTTCTTCCACTTTGCGATTTCAGAGGCTTTTACATATACATTCAGTTTGCGAGACACCAAAAGCGAGGCTTCTCTGTCGGAAAGACCGTTCTCCCAAGCCTCTACAACGATAGTCCACACTTCTGCGTCCACATCTTTAGGTTTTAAGTTTGCATAAGGTATCTTCTTCGTTGACATAATACCCTCTTATCGTAAATCTATTAACTCACTTTCTTTGTAATGTCAAAAAAGCCGTTTGTCAATAGTTTCTACCGCATTTCTCTGTAATTTGCGTAAAAAATGCGGTAAAAACGTGATTTTTCACCTAAAACCACGGATTTTCGCCTAAAAAACGCAATAAAAACAGCATAATCTGTCCAATTACGCCAACTTACTTGATAAATTACCACAGAAAGACTATAATTATCTCACCAAAGGCAATAAAAACGGCTATATCTTTGGGAATAATAGGGTGGGTCGGTACTCTCTAAAAGCAAATCGTGTGTCCAACCGACCCATATGAGCCAAGAACAGTTCTGCCATTCTCCCTGTGGCAAAGGGTGCGACTCCCTTGAGGCTCTGCTTTTACCATCCGTGGTAATGTTTTTTCATTAATATGCTCCTTATAAAGATGGAAACAACGAGAAAAGAGAGGGTTTTGCGTATTTTCCCTCTCTTTTTTCGTGCTTAAATGTCAGATTTGTGCATTTTATTTCCAAAACTTGCCCAAAATCAGCATTTTTTGCGATTAAATTGCACGATTTTGGCATTTTAAGCACCAAAACTTAAACATTTTGTATATTTTTTTACATTTAATGCCACTTTCTCAAATCTCATTTAAAATTTCACCCCAAAATTTAAAATGAGCCTCGTATTTTTTTCAGTTTCTCTTTTAAATCTTTCTCAAATTGACAGCTTTGACCTAACCCACCCCTTTAACATTTTGTTTTAACAGTTTATTAAAACCGCTTATACTGTCCGTTAAAACAAATGCGGTGAGAACTATGGACAATAATATTTTTATGGTTTACTATCCGAGTAGAGCCAATAAGGTTCTGTGTATGTTTTCTGAAGACAACTGAATAACAAGCAATCGTCTGCCGTTGAAGGAAGAATGCAGACGCTAAACTATAAAAAACTGCTGTTGACGATGAAGCCTGTGGTGACACAGGTGGATGCGACCGAACAGAATAGAAAAAATCGGGTAGCTTGCTCGTTCTGTATGAATGAGAGGCGGTCTTGTGATGCCAAGACCACGGAAGTCCTATGGATTAAGGCTGTTTAGGGATAGGAATAAACCATTACGCAATCATATTGAACCTTAATCCACAGAGGTGTACCAATTACACCCCTCTGTCTGTTAAGGCAAGGCACGTTTAACTACGACTTACGGATTATCATCTCAATTGCCCCATTCTCAATTCAATTACCCCTTAACTATCCCATTTGTAGAATTTTTCACAGCCTTGAAGTATTTTTCAGACTTTTGTCAGAAGGTACGGCACGTACACACCCTCTAACCAAAATCTTTGCGATTGTATGCACACCTACAATTTGTATACAACACGCATTAAATAATATTGTACTGTTTTTGATACATATACGCCTATATAATCAATCAACCACAATATATAGTGTTCAAACATTAATACAGGACACAATATGTGTAACTATGCCGAAAATAGTATTTTTCGGAACAATTAATCAATCATAACTTGATATAGAGAACACAATATATTGTACAATTAATTGGATATAGCATTATACACTCGATATTTGACCATAGACACGCTAAAACCGCACTATAATATATAATACTATGGCGTTATAAAATCGCCTTATTTCCCTATTTAAACGCCGTATAACGCTATATTAATGTAAATGTGTATCCCTTATTCAAATATAATCGGATATAAAAGATATAAGACAAGTGTATCATAACTATTAATGCTGTTTTATCTGTAAAATTCACATATAACAAGCACTCGAATAAACAATACCGGGATATCAAGCAAACACTAACAGGATATAAAGCAATAACTATATCCGAGAAAATAAACGCAATAAAAAAAATAGGTGCGAATAAATCGCACCTATTAATTATTTAATTCCTGTTAATATATCCCTATGGTATCAGCAATTGAGTCTCTAAACTCAATTAACTCATTTATTAAATGTCCGATATTATCAATGTCGCAAATATGTTTTCCATTAGATGTTATTTCACAATTTTCATTTAATTCAAGCCCGAAATAACTTTTGCATTTACGCCTTTTTTCTGAATATGTTTTTTCTATTTCTTTGATTTTGTCTTCTTTTATTTTCATTTTGTACCACCTTTTCATTGTTTAGTTAGTTAGATTAAATGTTTTGTTATGATCGTGGGGACACCTACAAATATTTAATACAGTAATAAATTACTAATACAATTGTTATAACCAACACCGCCGGGATATATAACAGTAATGCTAATATCAATGCAATCATATTTAAACCACCTTTTCAGATTGATATATAATCAATAACTTTTCTCATATATTCGCTTATATTGTCGCCTACGGTATACAGATTATTTAATTCAAGTGACGTTATATATTTATCCATTGCATAATATTCACTCGGATAAACAATTGTTATATAACGCATAACACCTATATTTGATAAATAATCTAATACCATATTGTCAGTAATAAACGGCGATATTTTCCACGCATATTCATCAATATTGCAAGTGCTATAAAAAGCCTTATACGGTATATTATTCATTTTCAGATACTTGTTTAATTCTTTTACAAATACTTTTGTTACTGCTATTTTCATTTTTCCACCGCCTTTTAATAAAGAATATTTTCAATTGATAATTCAATCTCGGATAATAAAAAATCTATCATTTCATTTTCTGTTTTAAATGTAATATCATCACAATCTGAATACTCGATTTTTTTATCGTGTATTATACAGGTACTATTTATTTTGTAGTAAATATCTATCAATCTATCTAATATGTATGATTTTGAAATATTCATATTTTCACCGCCTTTTTATAAATCATTTACGGTTATTTGTTCATCAATCGGAAATTGAGATTGTATAAAAGCAATTTCAAAGCATTCTGACAGCATATGCATTAATTCACGTTCCGTTATTAAATCGTGAACAAAACCGGAAAACACCTTTTCAATTCTTTTTAAAAGATAGATTTTTAAACTAACATTAAGTGAGATATTAAAGTCAATATCATCAAATACATAATTTGCGTATTCGTACGTATAGCGTTTTTTTCCTTTTGCGTAAAATCTCATTTTTATAACGGTTTTTGTAGTGATACCGTAAAACACTACATACAATTGTTATTTTTCTGTATTCGAGAAATATTTATTTCTCAATTTCAAATAATTCTAAAATGCCGTCAATTTCATTTTTCGTGTAGCATTTAAGACAATGAATGCATTTTTTCATACAATTAATTATTATGCCGTGTTCTTTTGCGTATTGTTTAGTAAATACGGTAAACGTAGCGTCAACAAAATATTTATATGCGTCCGGCACGATAGTTTTTATATTTTTTAACGGGCTTGATAATATAAATTTGCAGTTTTTCGGTTTAACAAGGTTATACTTTTTAAATGCGCTATCAACAATAAATGGTAGTTTTGTAAAGAATGCAAAAAACGTGCTTTTGTTCTTTTCACATATGAGAAAATAATTTTTTACTTTTAAAGGTGTGGTTAACTCGCCAAAACTTTCAAAACGAAAATAACAATCATTTATAAATGGTATATCATCAATTGTTAATTCAATATTAGAATAAAAATATTCATTCTTTGCACATTTAAAATGTAAATCAATATACCGTTTAAGCTGTTTTCTCGAATAGCATTCATAACAAATAAACTCTGGATTTTGTGCTTTTTTATCACAATAACAATTAAATGGTATGCCGTTGATACTTTTAAATAATTCCATTTTGTCACCGTCAGTATGTATTGTGATTGAGTACAAAATATAATCCTTATAACTCAATCCGTCATACGTTCTATTTTTTTCATCGTGTAGCAATGAAAAGTCAAAAGGTTTATTTGTTCGAGTGTCTATAAAAGCATTGTTTTCATCACGTTTAATATACGGCGTATTGTGTAGCGTAATCTGTTTTGCTTTTTTCATAGTTTTTGTACCACCTTTTCATTAGTTAGTTAGTTTTAGTTAGTTAGATTATTTTTCGATTATTGCAAGCGTGATTATATAAAGCATATACGGCACAAATAACCACGCCATTTTGAGAAAAAATAATATTGTCATTGTTACCACCTTTTAAAAAATGTTTTCACCTGTTAACAATTCATACAACTGTGATTGTTCCGAAATACTCAATTGTAAATCATTGATAACGTCATAAAACGAAAATACTGTTTTATCCATACCATTAAATAAACCTTTTAAAGTGTGTTTGTAATATCCTGTTAAGCCTTTTTTACAGGTGTAATATTTTCCGTTTAAATATAGATATCTCATTTTTAACCACCTTTTTTAAATCAGATAACAATACATCATTTTCGTTGCTTTTACTCGATACATCAAATAAACGTATGTTATGCAATGCATATCCGAGACACGCCACATAATTAACCACCGTTTAAAAGTGTATTCGTTGCAATCATTCAATTATCAATGTGCCGCATTTACAGTGAGTAAAAAGGTATTAAGTAAATGCAATACAATATTATACCTATGTATAGCCATTTTCAAGTATTTTCTAACTGTTTTCAATTATTTTCTATTTTCTACATTATATATAGGAAAATGCATTTTCTGTATATCTAAATCAGAACACAATAATTTAAACCGTGTTTTAAATCTGATTTATACCGTATTTTGATATTTGTTTTATACCGTGGTTTATACCGCAGTTTAAAATGCATATTAAACCTTATATCAGACCACGGCAGACCTCGGTCGGGGCGGTCGGGAAATGCGAAAATAGCACTTTATATAGATTTTGGGTGAACCGGGGGGCGTGGCGAAATTTCTGAAATTTGCACTTTATAGGAAAAATCGGTTGAACTACTTTATATAGCAATTCGTGGAAATTGCACTTTATATACGTTTTACTTTACTTTATAGTCATTTTCGGGTAGAATATCCATATCACGTTTCTTGAGAGGAGCAAAACTTATGGGAATGAATCGAATTATCAAAACAGCGATGTTGGCAAAGAAGGTCAAGAGCGGTGAACTTGCGGAGACACTTGGCAAAGACAAACAGGCTTTTTACAATTGGCTTTCGAGAGACACTATGGGAGACAGAATCATCGAGGTGGCTGACGCTCTTGGGTGCGATGTGGTTCTCCGAGACAGGGAAACAGGTAAGATATACGGCTAACCCAATTTCGGCTCATTAGAGCCGTTTTTTATTGCGAACGATTAACTTATCGACATTCGGGATAAAACCGTCACAGGAGCGTCACAGGATTGTACAGAGGCATCCTTTGCGTTTTGACCGTACCTTGCAGGAAAGTCTTTGCGATTGCACCCCACCTTTTCTTTGCGTTTATACCCCACCTTTGCGATTCGACCCCACCTTTGCGTTTTGAGGGCGGTATCCTTTGCAGATGCACCGCACCCTTTGCGAACTGACCGCAGGATGCCTTGCGATTCTGCCCCACCTATTCTTCGCAATAAAAAAGCGGTCTTTGCGACCGCTATGCACTATGCTGATGTAGTTACTCCGAATACCCTCTGTTCCTTACGGATAAGGTAGTTCGGTGCGAGTCTGCCCCATTTATCCCACGGCTTCCATTCGATTACCTCGTAGACATAAAACTCGACTTTCATATCCTGCTCTATGTACTTGATGAATCTCTCTGCATCCGCTTCGGTTTCGAAGCGATTCTCTTCGCCTTCTTCCATATGGAATGAATAGTATACTGTTACTTTTATTTCTTTCATTGCTCTACTCCTCTCTATCCTCTGCTCATATATTCTTTGCAAGGGAGATTCTCTATGCACTTATATCCCCCATCTTTTCTGATATACAGCTTGCCATCCTCATCCTTGTATACTCTCTGATGCTTGCTGTAAGTGCTTCCCATCTCAGTCATTACTATATATTCTGTGCGTTTCATCGTTTTGCCCCTTTCTAATTAAATCGCTTTTGTATCAAGTGTCATCACAGGACTTGTAGGGTCAAATGGGCATCCAAGAATTACTGTATCGAATATTTCGCCAAATTCTTTTTCTGTGATTCCAATTCCACTTGCACTTATTGCTACTCTTATGCACATCTTGATTACATCCATTGATGCGTTTTTATCTTTAAGTTCCTTAATTACTGCGTCTGCTATAGTCTTCATTGCCTTGCTCCTTCCTATCCTACAACGGCTTTCACTCTGCCGTTCTCAATGATGATGTCACGATTCATCGTTATCTCTGCGAAGAGTTTGCTGTTGGTGAAATATGCTTCGTAGCAACTGCTCTCTTTGTCCTTGTCAATTAGAACATCGAATACTCTCTGAAGTTCGTTCATCATCTTCTGTTCTGTCTCGTTGAGGGTCGCTTCTGCTCTTTCCATATCGTTGACCTTGACCCTCTTGCCATCGATGTTAACAAAGAATGTTGAGCGTGATGGGCAGACCTTGCTTCCCGAAATCTTTCTCTTGATAACCTTGCCGTTATCCATCTCGATAGTGATAACCTCACCGAATCTAATCTTTCCGTCTACGATTCTCATTGCTGTCTCCTTTCGGTTAGTTAGGTTAGATTTGTTCTATAAGTATATTACTATGTTGGTATACCAATGTCAACAACTTTTTTCATATTTTCCCAATAAAAAAGGCGGTTACTCACCGCCCTTAATCTGCTCCGCTACCTCGGCTGCCTTTTTAGCCATCTCCACGGCTCTATTTAAATCTTCGACCATTGTCTCTTGTGTTATATCTCTACCGCTCAAGATGTCGCAGTTCCAATACTTTGTGCAATAACTGCAACCTGCGTCTTGGTATTTCTTGTTACATATCATAGCTGTCTCCTTTATAACACACAAGGTCGAATCCGAAGACCCGACCCTGTGTGCTAATCTAACTAACTAACCTTTTAAAAAGGTAGCATCAACATTATAGCACCTACTTGTCATTTGCGTCTACATCTTTTCCATTCTCATCGACAACTTTCCAAAAGTCATCTCCGTCCTCTGCGTTCCACTCATCCCTTGTCTTGATTGCCGATTCAAGAGTGTCGTGCGGTGGAATCTCATCCATTGTACCCATATAACTTGCTACTACATAATATTTCATTTTGTGCTCCTTTCCTCTCGCCATTCCTTTTCATAGCACTCCTCGCATACTGCGAACCCCATCCCGTGCTTTGTGTGTATCTGTCTACTTGTATAGCAATCTCCGAAACGGACTTTGCGACCGCAATGTGGGCAATTGACTATCTCATCCATATCTACCGAGTAGGTTTTGCAGTTCCAATCGGTAGGAACGCTATACGGCTCGTACTTTCTCGTATTGAAGTTCCATTTCTGCATCGCTACTCCACCTTTCCGAGGTAGGTCAGTTCGTAATTTGCTACCTCTGCTCCCGTAAGCATTCTGTCATAGACGAGTATATCATAGTACCTACCTGTAGGGTCATCGATACGCTCATAGAAGCCGTCCTTCGGCTGACATCCGATACTGAATCCCCGGAGTCTCATCCCATACTTGTGAAATTCTTTCTTTGCCATATCTGTCTCCCTTCTATCCTACTGTTGTTTCGAGCATTGCTATCATCTTATCAACCGTCAATCGTTCTACTTCCTCAAATCCCTTTTCGCCCCAATCGTATATCGATACCCACCGTTCTGTCAGCCTGTATCCATAGTCTCTCCATATATCGAATTGCCTTATCGCATCTCCGAGATGCAGGAATCCGTCCGATGTGGAAAGCAATTCCAAATCTGCCGTCTTGGCATTTGCCCAATAGAGTCTCATCATCTCACCTCGCTATAGATTACTTCCTTACCACATTATGCCCATCCTAACTTCTTAAATATCTCATCCACGTTGTAAATCTCTTCCTCGACCTGTTCTACCCTGTGCTGACGCTCGATTCGAGCATCTATCAAGTCCTGTTCCCTTGCGTGTTTTTCTGCCGATGGTTTATCGCTCTCGTCTTCAATGACATATTCGTAACCCCTATATGCATATGTCAGATGATAGATACCGTTCCTATCTACAGCAGTTCTGATACGTTCTGCTTTAGGCTTTCTCATTGTTGCTCCTTTCTGCCGGGTGTTTCGAAGGAACTATTTATCGCCATCAGTTACAGGACTTATGACCCTCTACCGCACTCGGCATTTGATACATCTATCTAAATTCACATTCCGTAAACAGTTTCTTTATTGCTTTACGCTTTCCGCTATCCGTCTTCTGCGTAAGATGGAACTGTGATGTGCCAACCACTTGTTTCCATTCGCCTGTGTTCTCGTTAAGTTTCCAAAGACCCTCACCATCTGAATTTGTTCTGTATGCATAATTGCCATACCAATCAGATACTCTGAATGTAACTTTGCCGTTGTTGTTTCCTAACAGAATGATAAACATTTTCGTTCCCCTTTCTATGCGAATGTGAATCTCATCGTTGTGCTTGATTTTGTGAATGCCTTGTAGAGGTCTTCGTGACCTGCTGCCTTGAAAGCCTTGCTGTCGAATCTGTTCGACGTGACTTCCTTATAAGTTGCCTTGTGTTCCGTACCGATAAGTTCGTTGACACAAGTCTTCTCCATCAGAGCCTTGATTTCATTTTCCTTTGCCTCGATTTCTGCATCGAGTTCCGCTCTCATCATTCTCATCGATGCGAGGTCTGCAAACATCTTGTTGTAATCCATTTTCGCTCTCCTTTTCTATTCGATTAGTTTCGTTAGATTCTTTTGGGTCTTTCGCTTGACCCACCATTATAATAGCAGTTGGTATCCCTACTGTCAAGTAGGTTTCCCAACTTTTTTAAAATAATTTTGGTTGACCTACAGATATCTTATGATATACAATTTCGGTATACCAACAGAAAGGAGTGTGATTGGATGGCAGAAAAAGGCAGGAAGCAATACATCGAAGATTGGCAACGTGAGAATCTGCGTAGAGTAGTCGTTAAGTTGAACAAGACTAAAGATGCTGACATCATCGAGCAACTCGATAAACAGGACAGTATCCAAGGCTACATTAAACAAGCGATAAGAGCCTATATGAAATGAAAACAGGCGGTGGGTGTCCTCTAAACCCTACCGCCTCTTTTCTTATCTCTAATCCTCTTCCTCGTCATCCAATCGGATGCGATATTCAATGTCTGCTCCGCAGTTGGTACAATGGCATACGTTAACTATCCCCTCGCCATCGTACCCCATATCCTCGAAGCTGAAGTCCGCATCCCATATCACGGCTCTGTGTCCGCAATGAAAGCATTCGTACATTTATTTCCCCTTTCCACCGTTTTAGTTGACGATAATTTTACGAAATTTATCGAAACTCTCTGTATGCGACTTTTTTTGAGAAAAGGTATAGTTGGTTCACCAATGGCTAAATCCTCTTAAATCGCAAATTTCGGCGTTTTAGAGGGTATACCTATTTTCACTCCATATACCAAGTCGCATCTCCGTCCTGTTCAAGCTGTGGCATCCACTTTTTACAGGACAAATCCTCGTCTGTAAACTCTCCGAAGCTGTCCGAGGTATCGCATCCGCAGATATGTCCTTCTTGTTTCAGTTTCTTCCTATACCACCACCGACAATTCCTACACTTTTGTTCCATCTTTTTCCTTTCTGCACTTCTCACACAACTCTCTTGGGTCAAGCGGATGGCAAGCCGTCCAAAACTTGCCACACCGTTTACATCGTCTTGTTAGTATTGGTCTTGCGATTCCGATGTCTTTTTTAGCCACGGATTATACTTCCCTTCGGCTGAAACATATCCTGTGGGTCACCGTTCTTGTCACACCTACTGCAAGGATAGCAATCCTCGTTTATCTTCTCATACACGCAGTTGTGACAAGTGTGCGGTGCTTCCTTTGGCGGTTCTTTGTACTTCTTCAGCTTATCGATGCCGTTATCATCGAAGCAAAGCGTATTGAAGTTCTTCGCCCAAAATCTGTGTCCTCTCTGCGGTGACCAATCAATCGCACCTATCTCGATAATGAATTTGTCACCGATGCGAATATCATTGTGCCTCATATCTGTCATCATTTCTCTCCTTTGTGCATCTCATCCAACACGAAGTTCATCGACATTATCAATCCCTTGAGGATGCCGTACAGAATCATCGTGTTGTCATCCGTAATGTCTGCTTTGGCAAAATACTCCTCAAGTTTGAGCGATGAGTTCTCGATGTTGTTCTTGTGCCAATTTAGCTTCTTCATTTCCCACTTTGTCATTCTGCCAATACCCTCTTTAGTTCTTCCGCTAAATCACAAACACCTTGTATGTACCCAAGCGACATTATCCGCAGGTTGTCCTCGGCATCCGTCCTGTCGCACATATCAAACGGTAACAAATCTTTGCAGAGCCGTACTGCATTGTGATTAATCGTTGCTTCATCTATCTTCATTTATCGTCCTCGTTCCTTTCTGCATTAAGCTTCTTGCGTAGGTCTTCTATTGCCTCATTCGGCGTTCTTCCCAAGCCTACGATGCCGTTATAGGAGTGCCAAAAGTCGTAGCACGATACATCATCGCCATCTATGTCTTGCGGTATCTCATCGAAGTACATATTCCACGCTGTGTACTCGCCATTCGAGTATATTCCTGTGTATCTGTCTTCAATGATTACCAACGGATATATGTCCTCACAATCCGTGTGCGGAGCATCAGCTTTGTAATACATTTCGCCATCGCACTTGGTACATTTGTACGAACCGTTTTCAGCGCAGTTAAGACAATGCGCTTTAAACCTTGCATCGACTATCAGACAATCTGTCTGCGGAGTATCGGCATCCCAATCCACTTTGTTGTAATTGCAAACACTCCATATACACTTGTCGCAATCCGTCTGCGGAGTATCGGCTATGTCCGTTGCCGTCAATTCTTCAAGTATCAGATACACGGCATTGGCAAGTATCTTTGTATCGTACCAACACTCATTGGTTCGTTCTTTTATCATCTTCACATCCGCTTT